AATTTAACCTAGGGAATAGAGTAGCTACATTAACATCGTAGCTATTAGACGCGAAAGGCGTCTTACCCCATGCTGTAGACTATACAGTACAGAGATGAACATCAAATGTTTGATGTTTACTAATTAAGATATGCAACGATTGCATATGCTCCGTGCGGGTCAATTTGTCATTGACCGGTCTATTCCATGAAGACACCTCGATGTTTTGAGACGGCATCATGGTTTCTTACCCCTCTAACCGTCTCGTAAGGAGATGATTATGGGAACAAGTAGGCACAGATCTAATATTGTGTCGGCTGTGTCAAGCGATTTCCTTCAACAAGCTGATTATACGCTTGCGGAAGGTAACTGCGAGACAGGGCCAGTGCCACCGTACAATAACTGGCCGACGAATACCTTCTCTGGGCATTCTCAGACAGAGTATATCGGTACAGTGATGGACGATGTGGTAACTCCTAATTTTAAGGTGTTACGAGCTCAGGGTAAAATAGTAAATAACCCTTTGCTTAAAGTACACACCGAATTGAAGTGTCCGCTAATTGACGTTGATATATCTTATGACGTCGAGAAGTACGGTTGTACCCCCGCGAGGAGGTACCACTGGAGGATCCAAAGATGCCGTGGAACTCGTTCCATGGATCACCTTTTCGGTCCTGGACTCTTTCTAGAGCCTGATGCTTTAGATTTAACGCATCAGCAAGATTTAGCCATCACTAAAGCATGGTCAAGAGTTGACCATACTGAAATTTTGTCTATTTCTGCTCTTAAGGAGTTGAACTCTACTGTTGGTGGACTTGCATACATCTTGCGAAAGGTGTATAAAATCTCTCGTGCCGTAAGGCGCAAGGAGATCAAGCAACTAAAGAGAGAAATCTCTTATAAGGAGCTTGAACAAGTCTACATGAACGCCAGGTACAACTTAAGACCTTTGTACTATGACATCAAGGCTATGATTAGGATCCTTGGATCCGAAGTCGATAAACCTGGACGTCAAACGTACAGAGGCAAGAGTGATATCTCATCCACTAACTCGGATATGATATCTGTTAACTCTTATGGCCATGGTTATTATGTGAATTTAATCACAGACCTTCACAGGTCAGTAACTACCACGGGCATAGTTAGATCAGGCGTGCTGACAGAGTCAGCCAGAGTTGCCGCCTCCCAGTTATGGGGGTTGGACACTATTGTAATGTCTGCATGGGATCTCATTCCATACAGCTTTATTGTAGACTGGTTCTGTAATGTTGGCGATACCATAGCGGCATGGACTCCCAATGCGGGAATCAAACCGTTAGCCTCGTGGGTCACTGTAAAGAAAGTTGTGACTCAGAAATCGACAATTGGTAATACGAACAGTACAATCGTTAATGGTGGTGGTTATTACTTTGAGAACTTAGGATATAATTTAAGTTCCGAAAGTGCGACTAAAACTGTGACGACAACTGAACGTATTCCGAACTACGAACGGCCTGTGCTTCCAACTTGGAATTTACAGCTCGATTGTGGGAAACTTTTAGACCTTGGGATCATATTGCGAAATCTTTCAAGATATCGAAGATTAGCAGGATGACGCCCGTATTGTAGAAAGGAGTATTACCATGCAGCCAAATATTATTACTTTGGATGTGGACACTGACAATGATGGCGGAGCTACCGCAGCTGAAACTTTTACTTATTCCCGTTTTGAAGAATTTCAAAACAGGTCTACGTATATTTCTAGCGACCATTCACTGGCCGTAAGAAATCAGCTTGGTTTGTACCGCACAATGCCTAAACAGTCTGGTAACTTTCGTGGTGTCGCCAAATCGGCGATTAAATTCACGCAGGATTATCAGGTTGCTGGTGTTGATGCAACCACCACCAACGTCGCTCCCGGGATTATCGACATAGGGTTTTCTATCCCCGTCGGTATCACACCGGAGCAAGATCTGGCACTTAGAATGCGTGCCGTCGCCTTGCTTCTTCAGGATACCATACTCGCTCCGCTTGTAGGCCAATTGATGGTCTAACATGAGACGTCTAACCAAAGATACTGTTAATTTTCTCCTAACAGTATTCGGTAAAATCGTCGAAATGTGCATTGCGCGATGGCTAAAAAAGTAGCAGAATGCTACAAAACCTGAAAGGTTATGTTTTATGAAAGATAAAACAGTGAAAAGGCAAAACCGTAAGAGCAAACGCTCAAATGGTTCGACTAGGAAAGGTCTCACCAAAAAGGTGAAACTACATCTGCCTGCGGATTATCCGTGGAAAGTACTGTCCTGGTTGAGAAATGATCTAGCAGAGTTTCTAGGTAGTGATGAAAACGATCTCTTATCCCAGATTATCAGGGATCGAGATTTCTTTTCGTTGACATTGCTATCTGAGCTTTGGGGTTTACAGAATGTAAGTATAACCCTGTTGGTTGACAATCCGCACGTTTCTACAACTCGTGCGAAGTATCAACTCTCTGCCCTTTTGAAGAAGTTTCAGTTCAGCACTGATAAGGACAAACGAGAATCTAAGGCCCTAGAGAAATTTCTAGCTGCCGAAGATGTTTGTCAGGCGTATAACCGTTGTGGTTATGAAGCCCTGTGCTGGTCGAAAACTGAGGCCGATGCATCAATCTTTACAGATGCAAAGACCTTTCTTCAAAAGTTGTTGGGGACAGTTGCACCGTCTCTCGACATCCTGACGCTTTGGTCACGTCATGGACCTGGTAGCAACCTAGACACCTATAAGGGGCAATCATCTATTTATTACAAATATGAGAATTGGCCCTACAGCTGTACTAAGGATGCTATTCAGTATGCTAGATTCCTGATCTCTACCAATAAACGCTGGCTTGGTTACTTAGAAGATTCCTATCGTAAGCGCAACAATATTTCTGCGCATGTGATCTTGGATCAACAAGTATTCTGGGACAACGTTTTAAAGGTGGTTAAAGGAAATCGAATTACCTTCGTGCCTAAGGACGCTCATACTGAGCGTTCTATTGCAATCGAGCCAACTATGAACCTGATGCTTCAGCTTGGAGTCGATGGGTTTATCCGTAAACGCTTGAAGCGTTGGGATATTGACCTAGACTCTCAGAAGAAAAATCAGGTTTTGGCTTTCAGAGGTTCAATCAACCCAACGTCAAGTTCTTACGTGACGCTGGATCTCGCTGCTGCTTCAGATAGTATTTCTCTGAAGCTATGCGAATTGTTGTTGCCCCCTGAGTGGTATTCGTATCTTTGTAAAATTCGATCCCCACAAGGGGTGATCGGAGATGAGGTTGTTATTTACAACAAAATCTCATCCATGGGTAATGGGTTCACGTTTGCACTCGAATCTGCCATCTTTGCGTCATTATGTTATGGCGCTATTATGATGGAGAAGGGAGTGTGCGACTTTAAAGATGACTTATCCATTTTTGGCGATGATTTAATCGTCAAGCAGGATGTTGTCAATAGGGTAGTACACGCCTTAGGCATCGCAGGGTTCCAACTTAACACTGAGAAGAGTTTCCTCTCAGGCTTAGTTAAGGAATCGTGCGGTACCGACTGGGTTCACGGCAAGCCGGTTCGTCCAGTGTTTTTTAAGACATTCCCTACAGATGTAATGGCACTTTTTACCGATATCAATCGGTTGAAACGCGTCCTCTTGCTGCGTTGGGGAATCGAGAAATCATTGACTGTTATGAACATGACCAAATGGATACCGGAACAATTCCGATCCATAAGTGGACCATATTCAGATACAGATTTTGACTCTTACATGCATTGTCGCCAACCTATTGGTGGCTACAAAAACTACATGTGGAGACACCCTAGACTTGTTAAAAAGTCTATCCAAGTAAGTGGGAAGAACTTCCTTCTTAGGAAGCTCATGCACGACTTACGTGGAACGAATGAAAAATTCGACCAATTCGTGAAAGCGAAGAGGAAAGAATTTACAAACGGTGGAAGTCGATTTACGGTATATAAGAGTCATTCTTACACCGTAAGCAAATCGTACTCCGCGACCAGTACTTGGTCGTCGAACTACGCCGAGGAGATACTTGGGTAGTGATACCCGCGTAGGTCACCGGTTACACCCCTATTAAATTAGGAGAA